CGAGAAGGCCGCGAGCCTTGCGTTGGCCGCTTCCATCTCGCGGCTGAGCCGTCCGAAGCCGCGCGATCCGGCCTCGCCCACGCCTTCCAGTTCGGCGCGCACCTGCCGTCCGCCCACGGCCGCGAGGCGAACGCTGACCCTCTTCTCAGCCATGGGAGTGATCCATCTGTTCGTTGAGCTTTGTGACCATCACCGCTTCGATGACGGGCAGCAGTTCGGCCACGGCGAGCGGCGGCACGCCGAGGGCGTCACCAAGCGCGAGCGCCGCCGACATGTCCCAGCCGATCACAGCGCCGGGCAGCACGCGAAGTTGGCCTCCGAGACGGCCGACGAGGTCCCAGACCTGCCACCCCTCCGGAGTTTCCGGACGGTTCAGCCGCGCCGGGCAGTCCGGGCAGGCTTGCTCGCGGCCCTCGTAGGGTGCGCAGGCTTGGCAGTAGCGCTCGCCCCCGCCGAAGGACCATTCGGCGAGAGCGCGGAGACGTTTTTTTCCTGTTCCAGCAGCAGGCCCTTGGAGACGTAGGTCAGCTGGAACGCCTCGAAGATCGGCCAGACGTCGAGAAGGGCGTCGATGGCCTCCGGGCTCGGATCGATGGGATTGCCGTCCGCGTCGCCGATGCCCCCCCAGGCGAGCACCGCCCGCCGCGCGAGCGCCTTGGCGAAGGCGACTGCGCGTTCCTCGTCCGAGGCGTCCTCGGGCACCGCCTCGACGGCGGGATCACCGCGTGTCGCCACCATCAGCGCCGTGGTCAGCGGGCGCAGTTGCACCCGCACGCCAGGCGCGAGGTCATACCAGCGCGGCGCGTTCGTCAGGTCGAGCGTGAGCATCAGTATTCCTCGATGTCGTTGATCAGGGTGGCGGTGCACATCCGGCCGACGGTGCTGTCGCGCGCAGCCTGCCAGTCGAAGGTGGCCTGAACGCCCTGCGGCCCGGAGATCTCGATGCGGGGTCGCGGCAGGTAGACCGCATGCACGGTGAAGGTGAAGCTTTCGCCCGAGGGCAGGACGTAGGCGAATTCCATCTCGCAGGCTTCGCCGTTGATCGCCTGCGTCACCAGCGTCTGATCGGCGAAACGCACCTCGATCCGGCCTGTGAGCGCCGCGATGGACGGGTCCGCGCCGTCGATACGGCCGTCCGAGCGGATGGTCTCGATCCGGTCGAGGTTGTTGGCGTAGGTGATCTCGGCCGACACCACATTGCCGAGCGCCGTGCCATTGCGGGTGATCGCCCCGTTGAAATGACCGAAGCGCTTCAGCTCCAGCGCAGCGGGTGTCCCGGCGCTGGTGGTCGTGCCCACCGTCTCGCCCTGCGCCACCAGCCGCGCCGTCGCGGTCAGGAGCCCCGAGCGCTGCATCTGCCAGGTGATCTGGTCGAGCACGCAGCCGGAATACATCGCGTAGCGCGGCACCTCGGGCATGCCGGTCTCGATCGACATCGAGGGCAGCGTCCAGGACCCCGACTGGAACTCGTGACTGTACGGGGCTTCCGCACCCGTTGTCGTCGGCGCGCCGAACGCCGCTTTCAGCCAGAAGCCAAAGGCCTCGGCGTCGAGCGGCACGACGACATCGCCATCGGCGGTCACCGCGTCCTTGATCGGCGCCAGCGGGTCGCGGCCGTAGCCGAGAAGCTCCGAGTTCAGCAGCGGCTGCTCCGCGCCGAGCGACGTGCTGGCGAAAGGCATGCGGGTGAAGCCGCTGGCGGGCGGCGTTCCATAGGTCGTCTCGAACGCAAGCGCCATCAGCGCCCGCGCCCCCTGGGCTCGTGCCATGGTATTCTCCTCGGGTTGTCGGGATCAGCCGAGCTGGTCGGCCGTGGAATAGTGCAGCACCACCGGGATCACGGCGGCCTTCAGGCTGGCAGCGCCCTCGACCGGCAGGTCGACCGGCCGCGGCGCTTCCGCCTCGACCCAGTCGCAGAGCCCGCCCAGTGTGCGGTCGGCGGCGAGCGCCGTGCCGATGCTCGTGATCAGTGTGTCGAAGGCGGCGTTACGGGCAGCGCCCTGAACGACAGCCTCGATCTCGGCCCGGTGCTGGTAGTGGTAGCGCAGGGGCGACAGCGTTACCTCGGGCTCACCCGGCTCGCCGTCGCGCAGGATCAGCACCCCCTCCGTCGGCACGCGCTCGGGCAACACCTCGCCGCGCAGGGCGGTAGCGGGCAGCGCCGAGAGCCGCGCGTGCAGTGCGACGAGGATGGTTTCGCGAGGGGTGGGCATGGGCAAGATGGCCTTTCGTTGTTCTGCGTTGTTCCGAATCGGATTGACGCACCTCTTGCCAGCCCCTAGAAAGGCCCGGTACAACGGAGAACAACATCATGTCAGAGCGCAGATTTACGGCATCCAAGTCAAGATCGAACCGTCCCGGTTGGAGCGTCACGTTCCGACACCCGGTTCGCACCGATAGCCGTGGTGAGTGGGGCCTCAAGGTCCGGAAGGGTCTTGGCACCTCAGATGATGCTGCCGCCGATCTCCTAGTGGGACAACTGAACGAACTTCTTCACGATGAGTCGTGGTGGAGTGGCGATCGCCGCAAGGACGCAGAACTTCGTTTCGACCCAGTCGTGGTATCGGCGTTTTTTGACGGCATAGAGGTGGTGGCGCACGATGCTGAGGAAAGACGCTCCGACGTGATCCCTTTGCCGACTCGGGATGACGGCTACGGCACCATCCTCTTCTTGGGTACGACCGGGGCGGGAAAGACGACTCTCTTGCGGCACATCATTGGCTCGGACCCCGAGAAAGACCGCTTCCCGTCAACTTCGACAGCCAAGACTACAACTGCCGACATCGAGATTGTTGCCTCTCCTGGCGATTTCTCGGCTGCCGTCACCTTCATGCCGGAGCACGAAGTTCGCGCACACATAGATGAGTGCCTCGAGGAAGCCTGCCTGGAAGCGATTCAAGGAAAGCCAGACGCAAAGATCGCTGCAGCTTTGCTGGAGCACCGCGAACAACGTTTTCGTCTATCGTACATTCTCGGCGCTTGGAGAACTTCTGTCGAAAGCGACGATGATGATTTCTCCTTCGAAGACGATGTGATTTCAGAGGCTGCGGTTGATGACGAGGAGGCCGTATCATCGGAAGAAGTCGAGCAACATCGGGCGCGACTTGCTAGCTTCGTGTCCGCCATCAAGGAGTTGAGCAAGGAAACAGGGGCAACGTTCGAAGCGTCTCTCGGGAAGCTCAAGGACCAGAAGACCGCAGACGACCGCGCGACTTGGCTCGAGCTTTTCGGGGTCGAGGCCTTCCGAAACCCCAAGTTCTCAAGCCTTGCCCTCGACATCATGGATGAGGTGGCAGATCGCTTCACCAAAATTGACGCCGGAAACACCGAGCGCTCGGCAACCGACTGGCCACTTATCTGGACATTCAGCTGTCCCGACCGTGACGAATTCCTCGCCGCTGTTCGCTGGTTTTCGAGCAACCATCACAAGCAGTTTGGTCGATTGCTGACACCACTGGTAGACGGGATCAGGGTTCAGGGCCCCCTTTACCCTGATCTGGGCGACGATACCGCCGAGTTGAAGCTTGTCCTCCTGGATGGTCAGGGCCTTGGGCACACGGCCAGTAGCGTTTCGTCGGTCTCGACGCGCGTCACGAACAAGTTTGCGAAGGTGGACATGATCTTGCTGGTCGACAACGCGCAGCAGCCAATGCAGGCGGCGCCCTTGGCACTGCTGCGCGCCGTCGGAAGTTCGGGCTTCGCCGACAAGCTGGCCATCGCGTTCACGCACTTCGATCAGGTCAAGGGTGCCAATCTGGGCTCATTCGATCAGAAGCGGGACCACGTTCTCGGCTCAGTCGGGAACGCAGTGGCCAGCCTGAGAGACATCGTCGGTGCTGGCGTAGCCGGAGCTATTGAACGTCAGGTGGACGCGAATTCCGTCTTCTTGGGCGGGCTGGACAAACCCACCTTGAGGCTTCCCGGCGGCTTCAAGCGCCAACTGGTGCAGTTGATCGAGATGATGCAGGCAGCGTCCTCTCCCGCAGAAGAAACAGATTGCAGCCCGGTCTACGACCTCAAGGGGCTCGAAATCGCGATGCACGACGCAATCGATGCGTTCAGAGATCCTTGGCGCGCAAGGCTGGGTCTCGCCTATCACGACGGCATCTCGAAGGAGCACTGGACACGCATCAAGGCACTCAGTCGCAGGCTCGCTTCTCGTTGGGCAGATGAATACGATAATCTCACCCCTGTCGCTGACCTCCTCGCGCGGCTGCAGGAGGAGGCTTCGAAGTGGTTAGATCGCCCGTCTGGATGGACGCGACTACCCTCTGACGAAGAAGAGCGTGAACTGGCGCTGGACCGGATCAGGCGGGCTGTCTTCGGAAGGCTCTACGACCTCACGAAAAGTCGCCTCACTGACGACCAAGTTGCAGGTTGGCGGGATGCATTCGATCACAGCGGACCGGGCTCCGCGACGCTGCGTGCCCGTACCATTGAGACCATCCACGAGAACGCAGCGCCGAGGATTAGTGCTGCAATGAGTGCCGATGCTCGTCTTTTCTTGAACCGCCTTCACGAACTTCTACAGGAAGCCATCATTGATGCCGGGGGGGAGATAGCTGCAACCCCAGCTGCACGTATTCACTGAAGTGGCAGTGAAACTTGCAGAGACGGGCGGTTAGATCCGCCCGTCCACCCAGTTCGCGACAATCAGCCCCGGCACACCGTCCACGGCTCGCTCCGCATCCCGCGCGAGGTCCAGCCGCTTCGGCAACTTGACCTGCGGCACGAGCAGGAAGATCGGCGCGGTGACCTTGCCGCGGCCGGTCTTCGACCGCGACACCACCGCCTGGCCTTTCGTGTTGAGCCGCCCCTCGGCGACCAGCAGGCTCGGGCCCGTCCGGCGATAGACGAAGCGCAGGCGCAGGCCACGTCGCCGCTCCCACTCTCCGGGCGTGATCCGGCCGCCGCGCAGGGATTTGCCTGCGGCGGGCAGCGGGATCGCCAGCCAGAACCCGTCTTTCGAACGGATCAGCGGGCCGGTGTCATGC